TTTCAATGCTTTTTGAAAACGTATAATATAAGCACTATACCATTTCTCTAAAGTCCTAAGCTCTTGCAATATTTCTATAAATCTAACTGCAGTAGGATTTTCTTGGTTCCTAATCATATCATTTTTGATTCTGGATAATTCATCAGCATTAGTGGTTGTTATATCACAGTTGAAATCTTCTTGCAATATGGTTTTAATTAAAGCGTGCTGACCTATTTTAAATTCTTGTTGAGCTAAGTCATACAACTCTGCTCGTAGCTCCTTGATATACTCACGGATGTTTACTCTGCAAGTTTCTAAGTAGTCTTTATCTGCTAAGAAACCGACCCGCTCCATATCAAAGAAAGGGAGTATAAGTTTATTCTCTAACTCTAAGGCATAATTATTTTGTCTGTAGTTTAAAATAGGTTCTAACTTATAAAAAGTTTCTAAAGTATAAACTATATCGTAATGTGCATATTTACACAGAGTTTCCCTGTTGAGTCTATTGTAGGGTATGTCTGAGGACTCAACAAGGTGCATCACTCTGGACTGTAACCACAGAGGTAGGTCTAATTGAAACCAATCGGTATAAGCTTTATAAACATCATCAGGTAAATCTGTGAGTTCAAATATAGGGTCCTTAAACATTTCTTTTAACACTGCCAGAGTGTAGGATTTGGCTTGATACTTTTCAGGAGGTGCACCACAGTTAAGAAGTCTTTGCTTCAGCATTACATTGTACTGCTTTGCTATACTTCTTTTCTCTTGGTCTAATTCCTGTTCCCAATACTTAGCATTGTGGTCTATGTATTGAGTAGCGTATCTTTTTAACGCAAGCGGTGGTCCACCGAGGTGTTCTTGTACTGCATCATGCGAGAATCGGATATAGAATTGCGTATCGGATAGGTTGTCGAAGCGTATGCCTAAGCCTATATTCTCCAGCATATGTAGGTCAAACTTAATGTTATGCCCTAAATATATTTGAAACTGTTCTGCTCTTTTATGCCAAGCCTTTACGACCTGCACAAATAGTTCGGGATACTTTTCCCTATCTATTAAATAAGAGTAGCCCATTTTCTTTTCTTCATCTATAAAGCCAAATTGCATAACGAAGGGTGTGCATTGTTTGATATGCAGACCATCTGTTTCTGTGTCAAACGCACCTACACGAGGTTTGATTTTATCCACTAAATTTAGCATGGCGTTAGCCTGTTGGTTTGTGGTTATATCAGTGAAAGTCCATTTGAGCTGAAGCATTAGTCTTCGCCTACCCTTCGTGCATATGTGTTACGATTGATTTCATTTAAGCCTAACCTAAATCTTTCTGTAGGTACAATGTCATGGTTTTGAAACCTGATGAATAAGCCTCTACTTAATAAGTTTAAAGCTTTATTTAATTCATCGTTAGTTAATCCAGTTGCAGCTCCTAACATATTCTTGGACACTGCTGACGACTGCTCCAACTGTAAAACCAGCATAGGGTACTTGTCATAAATTTGCTGTAATGCTGCTACTCCTTCTTCGTTTATCTGAGTGTACCTACGTTCATGCTGGACATATTCTTTCAGCTTAAATGTAGGGTTGTCATAAATCTTAATGAAGAAGTTCACTGCAAAGTCTACGTGTTCTTTCTGAACCACTATGTTTTCATAGGTGTCATCAGTAGAAACAACGTATCCTGCTACGGCAATAGCAAGTCTTGCAATCTTTTTCCAAGCTTCAGTACCGAATAACTTTATGTGACATTCGTATTCTTGGTTAAGGTTATTAGCTTGCTCCATGATATACAGTTGGACTTCTCTGTCCATGATTATCTGTTCAGGAGTCCTACTCCACACCCACCTAATACGGGTTTGATATACTTCTTCAGGTAAAGGTTCTTCAGGTACCCACAGAGGGTCTATCCTGTTTGCTCCCCTGTCTGAAAGTATAACAACCATGTCGTATCGGGCTATATCCTCAGCAGTTTCAACTAACTCTGTGAGTATTGAGAAACCATTAGGATAGGAAGCTATTGGTTTTATAACGCCTGATGTGTTTTTCACGTTTGTTAAGGCAATCATTCTGACTAACGCAGGTAAGGTGATTGTCCCTGACACACGGGTTATACGAACTTCGTTAGAGGAACGTATGTCGGTTAATTCCTTTATTACGTTAGCATTTGATTTACCAAATTCTTCAAATATGATTAAGCCTTTATGGTTCTGAGGTATAACACCTGCTCTTGTTTGAAAGCCTGATTGGGTTTTGTTACTTCCCCCAATCAGTCCTGGGACAGTTGCAGAGTTACCTGCCAAGCTGGTGAACACTCCCAGACCATAGGTCTTTCTTAACGTGTCAGCAGTTGATGACTTACCTACACGTGATTCGCCTATGATAATTGTATCTAAGTAACCTCTAACGCCTTTGAAAGTTCCGAAGTCAAACTGTAATACAGTGTGGTAAGCTAAATCTAATGCCTGGATTAAAGTATTGTTGCCATCATAGTTCAACAGTCCTTTTACTTTTTCAGTCATTAGCTCTATCTTTTCTACTACAGTTCCCCCTTCGGTTTCAAGGTTTTGAACTACTTTGAGTTTCTCTTTAACGTCCTCGGTTACACGGAAGTTAGATACGCTGTCATTTGCTTGCACAACATTAGTTATAATCATAACCAATTGCTGTCCTTTATAAGGGTGTGGTACTAATTTATAAGTTGCCATATATTTTTTACCACTTTCAAGTTTTGTGTCTAAGCAGTATGCAGTGTACTCCATAGGCTGTACCTCAGCATCAGATGTTTCAAACATATCCGTAACGAACACTTTGAATATAGTTTTCTTTGCTAAGATAGATGTTTTCACACAGCGTTCCTTAATAGGAACTTTCATAATGCTTCTTAGGTTTTTTTGTATGGCATCTTCTTTGAAATTGTTATCCACTAAATGCAGTATGTCCTGACAGTTAGTTTCATTTAGTTCCCACTCTCGGAATTCTCCTACGAACATAGTGTCCTTCTCACCTGTGAGTTTCTTCTTTTCAGCCATTACTGCCGCAGGTGCGACGAAGGTACTATCAGAAACTGCGACAACTTGTATATTACTTCTACACATTTTGTTTAGTCTCTCAGGTTTGGATGCTTCAAGCAGGTCCACTATAGGGTACTGCTTATCTATGTCTTCTTCAGTAGGAACATAGGTAGGAGTTGAGGAGATATAGTCTATCAGGTCTTCTCTTGTTTTATTATACTTCATAAAGAAATCTGTGAGGTCCTCACCGTCTTCTTTACATACTTCATGGAAGTCTGTAACTACCTTAATGTCCTTGGTATATGGTAGCAGGGATATGGCTAAGGACTTAGCACCATTTATCCCAGCACCATCGTTGTCATAAAGTATTGCTACACTTCTGTCCTTAAAGAACTGAGGTGTTATAGGAGATACACCTTCTCCACCCGTTAAGGTTATAGCATTGAAGCCGTGTGTACGGGCTATAGCCATATCCTTTTCCCCAGCACAAATTAGCGTTACTCTGTTTTTAGGGGTATTTACCCAAAGGTCGAAGGGGAGTATTAGTCCTGATGGACAGTTTGTTCTACTTCTTACTTTGGGTTTGTTCCCTGGGTCATAGTTGCGGACATCCATAAGGTGTCCGTACATAAATACAGGAAAGCTAATAACATCCTCAGAGTTAGGTGGGGTTGCTATCTTTAATTCCTTTATTGTATCTTCAGAGATACCCAAATCCTTTGCTCTTTGCAGAGTAGCCTCTGAAAGTGTGGTTGATGTCATCCATTCAAAGACATTCTCAGTAGTTTCAAAAATTCTCTGAAGTCTTTTAGCGTTCATGTATGTGCAATCAAAAACACGCTGCATAAATTGGGCTTCAGTGAAACCAATTCCGCACACTTTACAATGGAATAGACCTTCGTCTACATTGACGTGTGCGGAAGCATTGCTTTCTTTATACGGGACTCCAGTAGTCGTGAAGTGGTCAAAGGGGCAACACACAGGTTGCTCCTTAGCACCTCCCGAAATATCAAAGAAGTCTAAAAAGAACATTAATAGACTACATCACTTTCCGCACCAGGATGTGCAGGAGCGTCCTGGGCGTCTGTAGCTTGAACTTCAGGTACTGTCCCGAATATATCTGAAGCAGCAGACATAGGATAATAAACCTCTCCCTCAAAAATATCTACGACAGATTTATCTGAGTAGCCATCTTTTCCTTCCTCAATTTTTACATCAACAATCATTTGCTTTTCAGGAACCATTTTACACAGGTCCTTTAAAGTAAATTCACCCTGGATGGGTAGGTTCAAAGCTTTGATTAATCTTTTTAATTTGTAGCGAAGTGCATCTGCATCTGATTCAAAAATCATATCAAAGATAGAACCTACAGGAGCTCCTGTAGCATCTCTTAGTTCAAGACGCATATTCAAGTACTCTGGTTTAGCGGGGTCTTTTGGTTGTTTCATTTCAGGGTTCTTAATTGTAGCGTAGTAAGTTCCTTTCGGGATTAACTGTGACGTCAATTCATCAGGTAGTGAATCAAAATTTATAGCCATATATTATTTCCTCCTTGTTGTATTTATTAATCGTCCAAGTTTCCTAAAAGATTAGCTGTAAGAGCAATGTTCTTTATAGACTCTCTTAGGTTATGGAACTTTAGGTTTGCTTTGTTACGGAAAGCAAGATTGTCATTCTCCAATTGTTGTACTTTAGCAAAAGCACTCTTAGCACTTTGCTCAAATTCACCCATCATCGTTTGTAATCTGAGAAGTTCTTCTCTGAGGTAGATGATGTAGTTTTTCTTTTCTGTATCAGTCATAGTGCCTGGAGATACAGAGTGTAGGGTTTCGTTATCTCTGGTGGCTCTTGCTTTTCTCTTACGAGGTTTTGGTTCAGGTGCCACAGTTACTACTGGTGTAGTTTCCTCAGCAGCTTTAGGCATATCTTCAGAAACTGTTTCAACTTTTTCATTTCTATCTTCCATGGTTTGTTGACCTCTTTTCTATAATTTGAATTAATCTGCTAATAAGAACATAAACATTTTCTTCAAAGTCTTCAATGGTATGTCTTCAAGCTTTACGTCGTCAAGACCTTCGTCTTGTTTCATGACTGCCCATACAGCTCTTGCTCCTGCATTAGCATCTAAATATTCTTTGGTTGCTGTTATATACTCTTGCCTTTGCAGTTCAAGAAGTTCTTCTGGGTCAGCACCGTCGCTTAGGTAAGCTCTAAGTTGCTCAAGAAGTTCTGGGGTAAACTCATAGATTTCATCTTTATCAAAGATAGCATATCTTGATTTGATTATTCTTCCTTGCGGAAACTTAATCACATTGTCTTTGTTATATCCTGGAGAAATCATAGAGATAACTAAGTCCGGCTCATACTTCAGGTCAGCTTGTTGGATTTGTTGTTCACCTAATGACCTAAGAATAGTCTTGCCTTGAGCGTCTGTGTCGTACTCCATTTTTTCTTTAACTCTTACTGTAGTGATTACGTGTACTGTTGGGTCACGCAATAGTGATAGTAGTTCGTTTTTCTCTTTAACAACTTCAGGTGCTCCCCAAGCAGCATAGGAGTCCCTTTGATATTGTTTATTCCCAGAAGCTTTAACCTGAGAAACTATATCCAAGACGCCTCCAGAGTATTGCCAAGCGTGTGAGATACTATCTTTTATTATAGCTTCACAGCCTTTAGCTTTAAGTGCCTCACGGCAAGCCAAGTAGTTAGTAGGTTTGTAGCCTATATCTTTGGTTAATTGAACAACCTTAAACTTCTCAAATTTACTTCCTGTGGTATTAGGCAACCCCGCAAATAAATTTAGAGATTTGTTTTCAGTATCTATAGCACCTACTTTGGACCAGTCTCCTGCTAAAGCTCTGGCTAACTCTAAGGCTAAGCCAGACTTACCCGTGCCTGTTAAGCCTTCTATTTGTATAGATGCTTTACAAGCTATACGTTGAACTTCTTCAACGATAGGTACAAAGTTTACTGACATATGTTTCACCTCCTTTCATGTAGTGCTTCTATAGTCACTCTTTAGAGGTACTACCTATAAGTCCTTCAATGAATTGTCTTACTTGATTTAATGTTTCTAAGGTTCCTGCTAATACAAGTAACGCATCATTACTGGTGGCGTTTGCACGCTGTTGTAAAAATCGTTTTTCTTCTTTTTTCACATATTCTAATACTTCTTTTATTTCTTTCATAACTTTTCACCTTTCATATATTTAGCGTAGTTGTTGATTACATCTACTTCTTGTAGTTGTTTGTCTAATGCCTTGTATATTTCTTCGTCATAGGTTCCTTCTAAAATTACTTCATATATTGTATGTGCTTTGTTTGCTTTCTCTGGAGTAGTTGCTATGAACCTATCTTCAGCTTGTTGT